TATCGTCGGGGGTAATGAAGATACTCAAGGCGAAGGACTGGAAAACGAATGATAGTCCGGACGGAAAGACACTTCATTTCAAGATAGAGAACGCATCTAAGTTCGTTACGGATGGGGCGGGCTGGCAGTATCCGGAGAGTCGTGCGGCGGCAGATTCAGCGGATAAAAAATCATTTAGGAGGTTATTCTAATGAGATTATTTAAATGGTGGACAAAAAAAGGCCACATTTTCTGGCGTGTTCCCGATTATGAGAATCCGGTATGGGAAAATAACAAAGACAGGCATGTTTTCAAAGTAAACGAAGTACTCAATGGAATAGAGAACGACAGAAAAAAGCATCAAGAAGACATGGACATCTTGAGTAAACGGATTGCCAATGCCTTTGATTACATCGGCGATCTGAGGTCGGAATATAAGGCGCACGAGGCTCGGTTCCATACCCCGAAGAAACCCGCCGGGAAACCGAGGGTGAAGAAGTGAATCGGTTTGAACTGATTCGGGTCAGGAAAGAACTGGGTTATAACCAAATGCTTTTAGCCGAAATCCTGGGCGTTTCCAAGCAATATCTGTCTATGATGGAAAATGGTCGTAAACCGTTGAATGAAAAGGCTTTACTACTTATACACGACATCAATAACAGAAAAGGTGGCTACCTTACCATTGGCGGGCGGGAAAATGGCAAAAAGGTTGACAAGCAACCATTGAAAACAAAGAAGATACGGGGACGATTTTCGGTAAAAACGAAGGTCGCCCAACTTTATGACATTCCCCAACGCCGATCTGCTTGGGAACGGTGGTGGTTTAAGAAAAAACATCCGATGTGTAAGGAATGTTCCAGGGAATGTAAGCAGTCTGCATTTGTGGGTTTATATTGTCCACAATTTACGGAGGTCAAAACATGAAAAAGACAATCAAGGCATGGGCGGAGGATTAAGAATGGAGTTTTACCACCGAAAATTTAAGGGTAAGGAAATGACCTTATATCCACTTGGTGATTGGCACTATGGGAGTCGCCAGTGTAATGAAAAATTCGTTACCCAGGTGATTTCAGGGGTCAAGGATGACGGGAACGGTTACTGGGTTGGCATGGGCGATTTCATGGAGAACGCCATCATCGGTAGCAAATCCGATATGTATACCCAACTGCTACCGCCCAAAGAACAGATGGAGCATATTTCCGATTTACTCGAACCCATTAAGGACAAGGGATTATTTATGATAGGGGGAAACCATGAAGCTCGTACTATGCGCCAATCAGGTATTCAACCGGAGATGTACATTGCTACCCGACTTGGCATCCCCTATATGGGGTTCTCATGTGTGGCGGTGTTTGAACTTGATAGGGTACGCGGACCATATTCCTTTACCTGTTACTTCCACCACAATACGGGCGGCGGATACAGCATGGGTGGCAAGGTCAACGCCGCCGAAAAGCTCAGGTTAATTACCCCGGCGGCGGATGCCACGTTTTCGGCACACCTGCACACCACGGGTCGAATCCCGATTAAGTGGTACGATGCGGGAAAGCATCAGATACTTGAACGGCTCGGATACGACTACATGATCGGTTCGGCTCTCACATGGAATGGGAGTTATGCTGAGGAGAAGGCCAAGCGGTCGGCGGCAGAAGAACACATAGCGGTTACATTCATGGTTCGGAACACGGATTCTAGTAATTATGACGGCCGTAAACAGTTTTATAGGGTAATCATTCCGGAAAGTGTATCACCTGTTGGAGGGGTACGTGGCGAAGTCTAAAACAAGTATTTAAGATGGAGGATGAAATGAGAAAGAAGATTTTTTGTAAGCTCTGCAAACATCACGGTGCGACCGTACAGGGTATTGTTAGTCGGGAGTGTTATCACCCACAAAACGTGGTTGATAACTGGTTTGATGAAAACTTCGACACCCGCCGTATGGCCTACAACATTAATAAAAACAACGACTGCGGGTGGTTTGAACCCGGGGAGGAAGAAATGAACAAACATCAATATACAGCCGAGGAACTTGTTGCGTTGCAGGAGGACAAATGAAAAAGAAGAGATGGAAGATTTTTTTAAGACCAAATATTGTTAAACAATTTAATCAATCGAGCGCATTGGTTCAGGAATTAACCCTGAAAGCGTTTTTGCAATTACAGAAAAACCCAGTGTGCGGAAAAAACATTGAAAAATTAGTGGATGGTAAGTGGATTAAGGTGGAACTCATCGAGATCAAGGAGGACAAATGACGGCACTACAACTTTTACACGTGATCCGTGACGTGTTGCAGTTCATGTTCGGCGCGTACGTTGCTCGGTATGGCTGGAACATGACGCGCCGGAAATGGGACAGGACGCAAGGGGAATATCTGGCGGGCATGATACTGGGCGTTCTCGGCCTTATCATCATCATGCTACTGGGGGTAAGATGTGATTAGTAATAGCATGATTTGGCTCAACTTATGTGAATAAGAGTTACGGGGGGCAAAATGAAGATACCGCTAGAAGTGGTTTTCCCCGGAAATCCAGAAATACTACCAGAGAAGGTTATCGAATATGTCTATATGCCGAGTGGAGATATTGTCGTTAGGGTCGAGGGTGGAGAATCACTTTGGTTTAATAAACATGGTATTCATCCGAAATCAAGATTGATTTTTAAGGGGGACCGAATGAGCGACAGGATATATTGTGGGAAATGTGAGCATCTCATGGATGGAATAGGATTCACTTCATCTCAATGTTATTACTCCGAGAATCTTATTGATAGTTGGAAATGGGCGAAGTCGAAATTTGCCAGAACTCCTGGTGAAATCAATGGTAATAACGATTGTGTGTGGTTTGAACTAATCTTGCCGCCAAAGAAACGAAGTCTATGGGGTAAAATTTTGCGGAGGGCAAGATGTGATTAGTAATAGCATGATTTGGCTCAACTTATGTGAATGGGGGTTGCAAGGAGGAATAGATGAGCGAGAAGAACTTGAAACCGTGTCCGTTCTGCGGGAGTAAAGACGTTTCAATTAGTCACGTCTATGGAAGTCTTTATCAGGGTTATTGCGACAACTGTACGGGAGAAGGTCCATGGCGTAATTCACGCAGGGGGGCCATTGCCGCATGGAATAGGAGAACCAAATGAAAACAACAATTTTAATAAAAGAAAACAGAATTCAATTAATCCTAGAACCAGAAACCGCCCACGATGAAGAAGTATTAAAGGTATTAGAACGACTTCCATGCTGTTATAGGGCTTACTTTTATGATTGTGCCGGTGGTTGGACAAGGAGGACGGGCGGATATCAGGATTTAATAATTGTTTTTGACAATAAGGAAAGTGAATCTAAATGAAAATCTACATCGACCGGGATGTGATTAGTAATAGCATGATTTGGCTCAACTTATGTGAATGGGGGTTGCAAGGAGGAATAGATGAGCGAGAAGAACTTGAAACCGTGTCCGTTCTGCGGAGGAGGTGCTCGTGGATGGACAAGGGAAAATGCCGTTAAACGCGGAGAATATTTTTTTTGGGAGGAATGTAATGAATGTGGAATACGTCAACCATTTTACTATAGCCTAGATGATGCCATCGCCGCATGGAACAGGAGGGTTAAATGCGCATCTACATTGATCGGGACGTAAGTTCAGAGTACTCCGCGACCGACCTCTATGAAGATTGGAGAAGTTACATGGTAGAGGCCGAAATGAGTGATGCCGATTGGCTGGAGGGAAACAGGATAACCAGTGCCTATTGGAAGTTCCAGGACAAACTGCATGGGCTTTACGACGCCGGGAAGTCTCTCCGGGGAGACAAACGATAGGAGGAATGATATGGGAGACCGTTATTCTTGGACTGAAAACTGTCCGAAGTGCGGAGAACCAATGAATGTTTACTATGCAGAAAGTTGCGAAAAGACATCAGAGAAGTGTCATAAATGCGGAACTACATTTGATATTGTCATGGATTTTAGGTTGGTTGAAAGAAAGGGAACCAAGAGGAGAAACAAGAAATGTGGTCAGTAAGGATTAATAGGGCCGGGAATGGGTTTAGGATGAACTGGGAGGAAGAGGGTGAGGACGGCATGACCCTCCACCAAGAGGAGGTCATACAAGACGACGAGCAAGACGAACTCCACGCCGGGGAAGAACTGCTGTGGTGGGTTATGAATTACTTCGATTTAGGTGGGTCCAAGTTCGACAAGAAACGCTTGGGTATCGCTAGGCGGCAAGGCGAGAAATATGAACCGCCGGAAAAGGCAAAGAATGAAAAAGTCTAGAGTAATACAACGCCACCACGCCATCTACTCTTCCCTGGAACACCCGGAACAAGAATGGATGCTTCCCATATTTAAGGGCGAGCACGAGTGCGCGAGTAAAATAAATCTATATACTCGTAAATCCGTCAGTAGGGGGTTTCTAAAATGGTTGCTTTTTTTCGTCCTCCGTAACGAGGACCGGGCCATTGATCTGGAGAACATTGAAAAGGAGGAAAAATGAATTATGTGGCCGGGATCGTTAAAGGCGATAACAGCCAGGGAACAAGGCTAGGTGATACCCCAAAGTGATTATAAGTTGGGATATCGCGGCTGACATGACGGCGAAAATCCCGACCCCGGCCCACCTATTAAGTAATCCTTAATAGTTCAAAAAAAAATGAGAATAAAATGACAAATAAAAAGAGGGAGACAAGACATGAGTATCTTTAAAAGAAAACAGGTGTGGCAGGAGATCGAAATGACCTTTCTCCAGATTGGGGAAAGGTTCTCTCAACTAGACAAGAAAATCCAAGACCTGGAAGACGACTTCTATCCGATTGATAGGCACAATCTGGGAAAAAATCCGTATCCTATCGCAAAAAAGGTTGATGATCTGATGTGTTATGTTGATGAGTTACATGACCGGATTCGGAAATTAGAAATCAAGAATAAACCTCATTAAATCGGTCAGGAGGTCACCATGTGGAAGATAGGACTGGTTCTGGTCTTTCTGGCTATCTGGTTCATGGGTATGGTGATTTACGCCGACTGGGATTATAGGAGAAAACACAAGCCATGATCGTCGCCCTGCAACTCATGGGAACCACCTGCGTTATTTTGGGCATCTATCTTACGGCGCACAAGAAACGTGCGGCATGGGCAGTCTATCAGTTGGGTGGGCTAGCCTGGATTGCGCTGTATCTCAGGAAGGAACTCTATATCGCCATCATAGCACAGTTGGTTTACATGGCAATGAATATTTATGGTTGGAATGCTTGGGGAAAAGATAAATGACCTTCTATACTCCGTGCCAGCTGTCGGAGATGTGGCACGTCCATATCGTAACCATCTATAAGAATCGGCAGTTAAGGTGGCGCAAAATCGGGCGCAAACTACTCATTTCCCAGGTAGATTTAGATAATTACCTAGGTTCCGTCAAAAAACCCATCTTGCCACCCGACACGAACAGGTCTATAATAGTGTCGGGAGGCCAGTTAAACATGGGTAGAAAACGAGGCAACTACTACTGGTATGGGTATGGCGGCGTGTATGTCCGCAAGGGGAAGCGGATCACGCGTTTCTACATCGACTACCGAGAGGGCGGTGTGCGCCGCCAGGTAATGGTCAAGTCGGCCATATCCATAGAGGATGCACTTCGAGAACTCCAACGGCGGGTACGTTCCCTTAATGGCGGCACAAAGTATGCCACGTTCGCGGAGTATTCCCGGAGATACATGGACACCTACGCCAAGGCAAAGCGGTCATACCGAGATGATAAATGTCGTATCGGGCCGGTAGTGGGGTTTTTTGGAAACAAGGATATGAGGGATATTGAACCTTCTCATATCGAGGCTTTCAGACAGTCCCGACTTGTCGAGGGAAACTCCAAATCCACCACCAATAGATACCTGTCACTCGTGAAGCGTATCTTTAATCTTGCAATACAAGATGGTTATGTAGAGACATCCCCGGCCCGATACATTAAAAAGTTCTCCGAGAAGGAATCCCTCAAGGAACGCATCCTGACCCGCGCCGAGGACGAGAAGTTGATGGACGCTTGCCCCCAGTACCTTCGGGACATGGTGTTCCTGGCCCTGCATACGGGTATGCGTGAGGGCGAGATCATGGGTCTCCGATGGGACTGCGTGGACCTCAAGGCCCGTGAAATCCGTGTGGAATACGCCAAGTCCGGCAAATACCGTCATGTTCCGATGGATAGTCAGGTCGCCGTACTGCTAAAGTCCCTGTTCAAGAAGGGTGAACGTTACGTTTTTGCGAACAATCGTACTCAAAAAGCATACAAGAATATCCATAAGGCATACAATCTGGCCCGCGTCGCCGCCGGACTTCAAGACGTACGCTTTCACGACCTGCGTCACACGTTCGCCACACGCCTCGTAGAGTCGGGTGCAGACATAGGGCTGGTACAACTGATACTGGGGCACGGAGACCTAAAAATCACTCAGCGATACGTCCATCCGAGCAAGGTGTCCGCCCTTCAAGCTGTGGAGGTATTGGCTAAACAGGGGGACGGTTCGGTGTTGATTATGAACGATGACTTTATGGTTGGCAACGAGACAGTAAATTAGGAGAAACAAAATGTTAAAACAAGTACGACTTCTGACACTACGAGTAAACGAAAGGATGAATGAAATATGCGTGGGTTTACGGACAAAAAACCGATCGCCAATTCCCTCAATGGATGGATATTGGGAAAGCAGAATAACAATTGGAGAAAAGGTAGACGCGATTATTGATTATCTTGGGATAGAAATAACAAAGACATCTCCCGAACCCGCAAAGGTGATGGCGAAAAAGAAAGGTGGGGCAGCGTGATTCCGCGGAAAACCTGAACGATAACTCCATTTCCAGTTACGTGGGGGTGACAAATGGTTTTGACGACTCCCCCGAAAGCGAGGTAATTAATTGATTCTAAATGCGGTGAGTGTAGCTCAACCTGGTTAGAGCATCGGACTGTGGAACCGATTATGCCATGTTTGGACTATGCCTGAAAAGGGGGTTTATATGGGGAAAATCGGGTTTATCGAGAAAGCGGGAAATGGCGGGAAATAGCGGTTCTAGTGACGTGGCAGTGACAAATTATTTATTGCACGGGGATTGTGCAAAAGATTGACGAATCGAGAAAACAGGAGTAGGTTTGAGTGGGGCGGACAACCCTTGCGGGTTCGTGTCCACATATGGAACCTCAAACACGGGTCCAAGTCATTTAAGTCCGCCCCATATCCCTGGCGACAAATTTTTTATTGCACAAGAATATGTGCGGGGAGGATTAAATGAGGGAAATCAAGTTTAGGGTGTGGGATAAAGAAGAGAAAGCGTGGATATCGCCAACCGATGTCAAAATTGACGGGAGGGGATGCTTATTTTTGGAAAGGAATCTATTCCCTCCTCAAGCGGGTTATTACACCGAAGATCGTTTTGATATCTGTTTTTATACCGGCCTAAAGGATAAGAACGGAAAAGAGATTTATGAAGGGGATATTGTTAGGTATCCAGACATATGTGACAAAGATGTCATTGATAAAGTAGTTTGGTTATTTGCAGGATTTGACCTGAGCGATTATGACCACGGGGAATCCTGGGATTATGGAGATACGCCCTGGTATCAAGTTGAGGTCATCGGCAACATCTACGAGAACCCGGAACTTCTAGAACTTCGGGCGACCCATGACCAGATTGTATAATTCATCCTCTTCCGTCGGCTTATCCAATGGCTTGGGTAGCGTGGGCGGCGGCACGGCAGTTCCAGCCACCTCGTTATACAGGATCGTCGCCAACTTAATCAGCAAAGGAAGCTGTTGTGGATTAACGCCAATCTTGTTGAAAAACTTCCCGCCCGCATGGATACGGTTGAAGTTATACGATTCATGCTCCGAGCCTTTAATCTTCTTGGGGTCGGAACTATAGACATCACAGAACCATAGTTTGTCATAGGGGCGATTATCCCTCTTCGTAAATCCGGTGTCCCGATAAGCAAAGACACCTTTCCGGCTTCCATCATCAGCCATAAGCAAAAGGCCCGTCCGATTGTAGATGGTCATGCGAATTGGTTCGTTCATTCTAGTATCCTGTTATCGGATTCCGAGTCGTTTCCGAAACCGCCGTATCTGTGAACTTCCATTTAACGTCCGTAAGGGGTCGGCGCGTCCAATGATATCGGCACAGTTTCCCCAAACAATCTATAAGGTCCACCGTCAGTCCGCCCGGATACGCCATAAGTTCCCCAATAAGGAACTTCATGCTCCGATGTAAATAGACCTCCCCATTGCTAAAGGGGGATAACAACGTCTGTATATCTCCATCCTTAACGCCCCTACTGGTATCCATCGGTAGGGGATAGACGGGGAAATGAACGGCCCGCTTCTTGCGCTCCTCAAGAATGTCATAGAAGATGTATTTTTGAGGGCCGTACACTTCAACTTCCCATGCCTTGGGAACAAATGTCTTGTGCGCGTCGAATAATTTATCCATAAACTCGCTCGGTTTCTTCATCTTCTCTGCCGACGTATAGACGACAAACTTCTTAATCGAGTTTCGAGGTTGGCCCGCAATCAGGATGGTATTCCGACTCCCCTTCTTCATCAGTTTCGTATCCGCAAACCCGCCGGGGTCAACGATGCCGCGTAAGGGGATGGACTCCAACATGAACTTCTCACCGTCTTTGCCGTCGTCCTTTTCGCACACCACCCATTGTTTATCTTCGATGGTCTCAAAATGGAAGTATCTCAGCCATACCCGGTCAAACTTGGTAA